TCCCGTCAGCTAGTGCCTGCTGTCGCTTTTGTTCTTCGGTTAGCTGCTTGGAGTATTCCAGCACTGAGGCATAGCCAGATGCTGCGGTTGTCAGTTTGGTGATGTATTCAGGCAGCGTTTCCTTGTTGCGCTGATCTTCAATCGTGCGCAGCCGCTCTGCATATTGCACCACTGCTTCAAAGATTGCCGCCTTGCGTTCATTAGGCCCCATCTCCTGCTGACTGGCCTGTAGGATTGCAAGCTGCTTATTATAGTAAGCCTCTTGCTGCTCGTTCTGGGTGCGCTGGGCAATACCAAGCCGCAACCGCAACTCAAGCTCTTGCGCTGTGATGTCTTTGATTTCTTTAGCTTGCTTGTCAGCAGACTTGCCGCCACCACCCTTTGCGGCGCCGCCTGTGCCAGCACCTAATGGCGGAGCGGTAAATAATTTATCAGTTTGTTTTGCACCTGCCTGCAGTTGCTTTTGAGCCGCAAGATTCTGATTTATCTTTTGCAAAATTGTGCCCTGTAGCTGAACAGCGCGATTTGCATTTGGATCATTAGGGCCAACGCTTTGCAGCAGGCGCTGATATTGCTGCAATGCTTGCAGGTTCTGCTGAATGCCTGTTTTATTTTTCTGAGATCCAACCTGACCAACACCTTTGGCGATATTGTCGACTGCTTGCGATGTGGCGCCGATATTCAAAAACTGACGGGCGCCTGCAACGCTCCTCGTAAAGCCGCCCCCCCTGCCGGCAGACAATGCAGCATTGATCGCATCAACAACTGCGATCGCTTGATTGAAAATGGCCTTTAGCGCTGGGGTAAGCGCTGTGCCAATCCGTCGAGCTAGCGCATCGACGCCATCTTGCAAGGTGCTGAGTTTGCCATTTAGCGTATCGCTTTGCGCAATAGCGCCATTGGCGTATTTGCCGCCGGCACTGGTCAGCCGCTGCAGTGCTACCTCAACAGCCTTAGCGCTGATCTGACCTTTACTTAGAGCCTTTTGGAACTCCTCGCCGGTCATCCCATACATCTTGCGCAGCTCTTCCTGCAGCGCGATGCCACGCTCTTGGAACTGCAGCAGCTCTTCGCCTTGCAGCCTGCCCTTGGCTTGGACCTGACCGTAGGCGGTCACCAGGCCCTGCAGCTCAGCACCAGTTGCACCTGATGCGTCGGCCAGCCTGCGGGTGGTTTCTACAACATTGTTGGCCTGCACGCCAAAAGCCTGCAGACGCTTGGCTGCATCAATCAGTTCAGTGCTGGTAAATGGCGTTACCGCACCAAGCTGCTGCAGCTCTTGAATGATTTGCTTTGCTTGCTGTGCGCTACCCGTCAGCACCTGCAGGCTGCGGGTTTGTGATTCAAGTTCTGCCGTCTTGGCAAATACAAACTTGGCAGCAGTGACAGCCGTAAATGCGCCAAGCAGGCCAGTTACAGCATCCTTTAAACCACTGACGCCGGCCTGTGCTGCTTTAGATGCTGCGCCAACCTGCTGAAGATTCCTTACAGCACTCTGGCTGTTTACCTGAATATCAACAACCGAAACGGCCACGGCAACACCTCCCTATAGCGGCAGTCTACCGCCGCCGGGCCTTATCCATTTCCGCTTTTTCGCGTCTGCCCTTGACCTCATAGTATGCGGCAAAGTGCGTAAATTCTGCATCGGTTAGCTCGGTACGCAAACGGCTAACCGTCATGCCTAGCTCAGTTGCGAGGAAGAACTCGAAGAACAACCACGAGTCTTCCTCTAGTCTTTTTTTGCCTCTTCAAATCCTGCGCCATCACCAAGGCCGAACAAGAACAGCTCTAGGTCGTTCAGGACGCGCTCAGGCAGCTCGCGTTGCAGCTTGGCCGCATCAGCCGGTGCAAACGCTTTGGTGCCGTTTTCAAGCTCAGCAATCTGACATAGCAGCTGCGTGCTAACGTCTAGCGCTTCATCAGTGCCGGTCAATGCAGATGCTTTTTTGCGGTCAGCGCGGGTGATGGGCTTGAAATAAAGCACCATCACCACGTCGCCAGCATCTGTCTTCACTTCAAACTTGCGCCTTTGATTGAGGTCAAAGGCTCCGGTGAGCAGGTCAACCGGACGTTGGGCGGCAGGCATTAGATGCTAAGGGTCAGTGCCCCGGAGGTAACGAAATTAACCGAGACAATCTCGATTTCGCCCACAGTAGCGGAATACTCGGAACCTGTCACCACCAGCGTGCCGGTGATCTTTTTGCCGCCGGTTTCATCGAGGTACAGCTCAAACGCTGCATCAGCTTCATCGGTGGCTTGATTGACATCCTTGATCAGGTCCAGCTTGTCGCCAGAACCTGGAGCGTCATACATCAGCTCAATGGTGCCAGAACCGCTGATCAAGCCACCCACGTTGGCACGGTAGGTGTCGCCGTGATCGGTCACGTCAAGCGATTCCTTCTCGACGGTCATGGTCCAAGACCGGACCGCAGCAATCTCAGACAAGCCGCCTGCACCAGCTTTATCAAAGAAGACAGTGCCCTGTTGCCCGCGATAAAAAGCCATGATCAGATGTCCAGGGTAATGGCGCCGTTGGTAACGAAGTTGACCGTGATCACTTCGATTTCGCCAACGGTAGCCGAGTATTCAGCTGATGTGATGACACCATCAAAGCTGATTTTTTTGGCGCCAACGCCGGCGTCAAGGAACAGCTCAAACAGGGCTGTGCCTTCATCGGTGGCAGTGTTGACGTGCTCGATAAAAGCGTTCGTCTCATCAGCGCTGCTGGCCGTGTAAAGCACCTCGACGGTGCCGCTGCCGCTGATCAGGCCGCCGACATTAGCGCGATAAGTGGCGCCTAGCGCGGTGGTGTCGAGTGATTCCTTCTCAACGGTCAGAGACCATGAGCGAGTGCTGGCAATGGTGACGCTAGTAGCGCCGCCGTCGTCAAACTTGACGCTGCCTTGCTGCCCTCGGTAAAAAGCCATGGCTAGAGATCCTCGAAGGTTTCAAAGGTCATTCTGACCTGTGTTTGGAAGTAACCCTCAGGAGCTGGCGCAGCCACCACCTCTGGGCCAGTGGGCGGGTCAAAATGGACGCCGCTGATTACTTGTCTATTGTAAAGGTCTCTGATGCGTTTACCAATTGTGTAGTTAGCGCCAGGGCCAACGCCCTTAGCGGTAAAGATATTGACCACGATGGCGCCAATGACGCTGTTGCTGCTGCCAGTGGTGCCGCCCATGGTCAGGTAGTTGTTGTTGCCAAAGCTGACCAGGCACTGCACCCATGAGCTACCGGGCGTTGGGATGTACGGCTGGTTGTGGAAGACAACCGGCAAGGTGCTGCCCAGCGAGCTAACCACTGTGACATTTCCGCTGGTTGTCAACGCACCGGCAGCAGTCACGGTAAAAGAGTTGGTTGCTGTGGTGACCACAGTGAACGTGCCGTCAACGCCGCCGCCAGATGTGTAGTCCAACGTCAGCGATTGGCCGACGTAGTAACCGTGCGCAGTGGCGTTGATCGTAACGACAGTTCCGGTTTGAGTGTATGTCGTCGTGAGGCTGGTCAGCTCAGCCGTTAATCGTGCCTCAATGGTGGCGCGGATGGTGTTGAGGTTCGCAGCAGCCATCAGCCTTGCCTCCTGATCCGCTCCCAGTTCTGGTCTACGAATCGCTGCATCTCACGGGCTGTGCGGTCTACCCATCCTGCCGGCGCTTGCGGGCTGTGGCCTTGCGCCAACGGCTCGGCATAGGGCAGGTTGTTGTGGACGCTGTAGTAGTTGCCAAGTTTCTCCTGCCCTGGCTGGTAGTTGCTGCCTTTAGGTGGCGTGATACCAGCGCCGTAGCCACCCTCAGATGCCGGAGCGCCATCGGCTGCATTCTGGCCAATCTGCCAGCTAACGCGGAATCGGCCGGTATCGACTGGGCTTTGCTGCTTAAGCCTTGCGTCTGTCTCCAGCACCGTCACGCGCAGCAGCTTCTCAAGCTGATCGCCCATGTAGTTGCCAATATCGCGGATGGGCAGGTTGCTCATGCTCTTAAAATCATCTCGTAGGTGATCGCTGTGTTGTCCTGCTCGATCGTGTCAACGCGAATGATTTGATGGCTGATGCTGTTGATCACCACACGGTCAACCGTGTCAGGCACTGTGCCATTTAGGTCC